CCCAGTCCGGGTGAAGCATCTGCACCCGGACCTTGATCGACGCCGACTGGGCGATGAACAGGGCCTGTGCTGTCTGGGCGAGGGAGAGCTGGGTTTGCTGGACGTTCTCCGCGAACAGCACATCCACGTCGTCCACCACGTTGGGGTGGCCGAAGATCGCCGCATCCACCCTGAGCAGTTTCGTGAGGATGTTCACGATCGCGGGACGCCATGCCCGGATCTTCCGGTCACGGGTCATCAGGGAACGGCGTTCCTTGGACTCGATCTCCGTGGCCGTGCGGACGGTGCCGGTGTCACCGACGCCGAAGGTCTGCATCGAGTACCCGGCCATCTGGAGGATGTCCTCCACCAGTTGCTGGGCGGTGTCCCGGTGTTCGGCGACCCGGATGTTGAACTGCACTTCCTGGATCTGGTCCGCCAGTTTGGGGTTGTCGCCGGCGAGCATGTTCATGGCCGCGTAGGCTTCCTGCTCGGCGTTGAACGCCGCCCCGTTGCCGGTGCCGACGTTGTCGAGGAGGGATTTGGCGATCATGATGCGGGACTTGCCGAGGCGGATGTCCCGCATCCAGGACGTGTAGACCTCGTCGAGGGCGTCCATGAGTTGTTCGACACCGTCCAGGTCGGAGCGGCCGAGGTTGCGGCCGTGCGGGTCGGTGCGCCAGCGCCGGTTCGGGAGCTGGTTGGGCACGTACTCCACACACAGGCCCTCGGACTCCGAGGAGATGGACCCGAAGGCGTCCACATGCTCAGCGAGCCCAGCCGTTGCCGGGTTCTCCGTCAACGGGATGGGGAGCCCGAGCTTGTCCTCTTCCCCGTCGTACAGGCCATGCAGGATGATCCCGTTACCGGAGGCGTCCAACTCGTGGCGTTCGAGGTGCCGGTAGACGTGTTTGCCGTCCCGGCCGACGACCTGCCAGAACGTGACGGCGGTGAGCCGGTTCCAGGAGAACTCGGGGACTGCCTGGTCGGCGTCCACGTGGGTGAGGAACGGGGCGTCCGGGTTCGCCGTGGTATCCCAGGCCACCCGCATATACACGCCCCCCAGTGCGGCGGCTACCTCTGCGGCTGCGGCAAGTTCGGAGTGCAGGTCATCGTCCAACAGTTCGGCGAGGCGTTCCTGTGTGGGCTGGTCGTCCACCTTGGCGGTGACCGGGTCAGCGAACAACAAGTCAGCGGATGCTTGGCAGAGCTCCGCGGCGATCGGCACGTGCAGTTTCACACGCCGGTCGGGGCCGCGTGAGGATTCGCCCCAGAACCAACGGGTCAACGCCCGCCCTACGGTGGCACGGAAGCCGCCATGATCGGACGCGAAGAACCCCGTAGCGGACGGGTCGGCGCCGGTGGCGCCGCCGTACACGGAGGAGAGCATGTCGGCGTCACCGGCCCACCACGCACCCCACACCCCCATCTGGGGCAGGGTCTTGGCCAGTTGCGGCGGGGGCCACGGCTGGGTGGACTGTGGCAAAGCCATGTGTGGCCCCTCTCGGTCGGGTCAGAATCCGGCGCGGGCGCGGGACGAAATAAGTTCGGATTGCCATATCGACTCGGTAGTGACCACGGCGTAGCGCATCGCATCCAAGCCGTCATCGCCGGTCTTCAGCGGCTTGTCTTCGCCCTTGGCTGCGGCGGTCGGATCCCACGAGTAGCCCGTGATTTCCTTGATCACACCCGGGCACCGGTCAGAGACGAACAGCTGCCCCTCACCCAGCAACCAGGACAGGGTGGAGATCCCGTACAGCACGGACTTGTTCGCCGCCTGCGTGGTCACTCCGTCGTCCTTGAGCTGGGTCCTGAGTGACAGGCCCGCCTGGTCGGCGATGATCCACTCAGGCTTCAGGCCCTGCTTCTCCGGCGTATGGTCTTCCGCGATCCACGCCTTGATCAGCGCGGACTGTTTGGCATCGTTGAACCGTTCAGCATCGTTGGGCGGTTCGAGTCGAAGCTCATCGAGCAGGTATAGCCTCCGGTCGTAGCCGAGCCCGAGAGCCACGGCGACGGTCGGGTGCTGGGTGCCGTAGTCGATGCCGACACTGATGATGCGGACCATCGGTGGCAGCTTCTCGAACGGAACGACGTGCTTGTCCGGGTTCCACATGTCATAGACGGCGCCGTCGCCGGCCACCCACTCGGCGAGAATGTAGCGGCGGTAGAACAGGCCCTTGTAAGAGCGTTTCTGCCGCTCCACATAAGCGGCGGGAAGAGACTTGTTGTCATCAATCAGGAACGTGTACCGGTGAAGGTCCAGCGCGTCCTCCGCGTCGTTGCGGTGGAACTTGCCTTGCGCGTCGATCCAAAGCTTGGCCTTGTCCAGCCAGTCCTTCTTGAGCCAATGCGACGGGCCTTCAGGGTTCGCGGTCAGCCACAGCTTCGCGCCCTCCACCGACAGGCGGGTGTACAGCATCTTGAAGTACGACTCGGGCAGCGTGGACGCCTCATCGACGTACGCTCCAACAAGGGTGAGGCCCTGAATCTTGGTCCGTGCCGCCTCGTTGTTCGCCCCGATGATCAGGACTTTGCGGCCCATGATCGTCACGGTCCCGCCGCTGATGGTTATCTTCACCCGCGACGGTCCGAACATCTCCTGCAAAGGCAGAAGCAGGTTGTTCACCACCGTGCGTTCCGTGCGGCCTGTCATCAGCAGATTCCCCGGCGGGGCCTGCCGGATGAACCGGACCCAGTCAATCAGGGACGTGATGGTCTTCCCTGACCGGACAGCACCCTCGTAGGCCTGGATGGAGGTGGAGGGGTTATTCAGGGCCAGTAGGGACTTGCCCGTGAACGGTTGCATGTCCACTGGGGCCTCCTGCCGTCATGTGCTCCAACCACTTGTCAACGGCTGCCGCGTCATCATGGCTCGTCTCGGCGGGCGCAAGCTTCGTGATCGTTCCCGCATGGGAGGCGAGGGAGTTTGAGTTAGCCCGTTTGTCCTGCGGCGGGATGAATGACAGTTCCTGCACATGTTCGGAACCGCCGGCGCCCTTCAGGACCGTCTTCCATGGGCTCAACCCCTGCTGCGTTGCGCGGATCTCTTGGACCTCATGCTCGGCCACGGCGATGATGTCCAGCCGTAGCGCGGCAATGCGCGACTGAGCGTCAACGACCTTGGCCTCAACAGCCGCACGCGTACGCTCGGTCCGTACCGTACGCGTACCGGCTTTGCGTGCCCATCCTGCGACAGTGTTCTTGGGGATGCCGAGTTGCTTCTCTACAGCGGTTGGCCCTGATGTTTCGTAGAGGGCGAGTGCTTCGTCCTTTTGGGCTTGGGTGTACTTGGCCGCTGGCACACGCTCTCACCGCCCTCATGTGTTGTGGCGCTACGCCGCACCGGTCCGGGTGCCATGGTGCGGCGTAGCGGGAAGGTGATCTACTGGATCGGCCGCGTTCTCGATTGTTGGTCGGCGTCTTTCGATCAGTGGGCTGCCGGGACTTGAACCCGGGAAGGTACTCCTGCACGCCGGCGATGAAGCCGCGTATTCGTTCAGCCCGACCCTTTGAGGGGTCTTTGTGCCAGGCCCCGGCAACGGATCCATGCCGGGGTCCAGCGTTGCGACGGTCTTGACCTGCCGTCGCGCAGGGGCTTCAGACCCGGACCGCGATGCCGCCGAGCTTCAAGGCTGCCGCGTTGGCAGTCGAGTAGCCATCGAACGAGTTGAGGGGCTTACCCTCACCGTCACGGAAGGTCTTGCCGGTGTGGGTGACAACCTTCCAGTTGTGGACGTCCTTGCCGGCGAATGTGCGGGCCATGTGAGCTCCTAAGTTGTGGTGTCAGGTTTCTTTGCCGGGTAGTGCGCTGCGGGGGTTTCGGCGTACCCGTCGCCGGTGAGCTTCGAGTACCGGACACCGCACTTGCATTTCAGCCAGGTGCACGTCGGGGAGGGGCAGTGTTTGGTGGCGAGTTCCACCGGGCGGGAGCATCCTGGACACTTCATCGCGCACTCCCTCGGGTATGGGTGAGGCCCGGACCTCTTGGGGGAAGAAGGTCCGGGCCTCGGGTGTGATC